AACAAATTTCTACAAGAGCTCAATTAAGAAAAAGAAGTAAAGATAGTATTGCTAGACCAAGAAGCAAAACAAATCTTTTTACTAAAGATAAAAGATTACAGAGCATATAAAGAAAAACCCACCGAGGTCTCTAGCCTCGGTGGGAAAACAAAAGGAGTAGCCTTATTTTGTATTAAGCAGTTACAACGTTCATAAGATCAAAAGGTACTCTCCACTTAGCACCGTTGACACTTACAACTGCCTTGACATTACCTAACTTCTCAATGATACCCATACGCTTCATACCATTAGGTCTGCCAAAAGAAACTTTTGTACCGATTCTAAACTGATCGGATTTTGTACTTTTAATTGCCTGTTCTAAAATGTTTAAATAACCAAAATGACTAGGTTCTTTAATCCATTCTAAAATTTTTGACATATCGTTAAATTTAAGTTTACTCATAGTTGTCCTTTCTACTTTAAATACAATGGACCAGTCCATTGAATATTATAATTACCTGTTAATACATTACCTCTAGCTTGATTAAGAGCAGGTGCTTTCCACCCAGCAGGTTTTAAAATATCACCCATTTTAAAATGTTTAAAGTCTTTCATTACAATAAAAGCTTTTACGCTGTGATCGTTTATAACTTTAATAAACTTTTTCATAGTTTTAATTTCAAAACCAGTGGCATATTCTTTCCACATTTTTTCTTTTACATCTTTGTTATCACTAACGCCAAAGTTTTTACCATAATCTTCGGTCATAGCGTTAGTCATATTCATAATACCTTCATTTAAGGTTTCTGCTGTTTTATTTACAGTAATCATTATTTTATCTCCTTAGCTTTGTAGTCGTTAATAATTTTATTAATAGCATTTTTCATATTAATATCAATCATGTTTAAAAGTGTTTCATCAACTTCAATAACTTCTTTTATTGTTGACTTCATTTTTCTAATTTTATTGTAAGCAACATTTCTTACAATTGAAAGGTTTAAGTTATTCATTTTTTTCATATTGTTTTTCTCCTCTTGTTCTCTCAACTCGTTATATTTCTCAATATCACTCAATGCGTTTTTAGATAATATATTCATATTATTTGTCAGCATATAATGATTGAGAAAATAGAGACATTGTAAAACTAGCAATACCTACACAAACTGCCGAAGCACCTAGTAAATATTGATCTGTTTCTATAGCACCTACAGCAGATACCATAGCCAATGTACCTACAACAGCAAATACTACTGTCATATATTCATATATCTTTTTTTTCATAGTGTTTTTCCTTTTGTTACTGTTTTTGTTTTTCATATATACTATTATACCATAGATTCGTTTCAAAATCAAGCGAAAAAAGCATAAAAATCAAAAAAAAATGATAAAATCCCTAATTTTTCTTACATTTGTTCTTATTTTGTTCTCGTCTTGTTCTAAAAAATCAATAAATTGTAAAATTTCACCTGATTTTGAGAAAATTGGCGAATCAGCATTAGAAAATAAAGAAAATTTAAGTGAGACTAACTTAAAAAGTGGAAAAATGCGTTGCGATTTTTAAGATAAATAGTCGTATGAGTAAAAATTGTTTAAATTGCGGTCATATTTGTCATTGTGGCAAAAGTTGTATGAAAGAATACGACAAAGGAACAAAAATCGAGTGTTGTAAACATTGCCGTTGTAAAAATGACAACTTTTTCGGTCCAGGTGATCCAGAATATGATAGTTTAGACATTGATAGTTTTAATGGAGCATAAAAATGAAAAAAATGAGAATATTTAAGTTTTGGAATGAAGCAGGCGAAGAAAAAGAAAAAGAATCAATGAGTTTAAAGAAGGCTGTAATGTCTGTACAAGGCGATTACAAAGATAGATTTATAAGTGTTGAATATATCACTAAAAAAGGCAAACAAATTAGTCAATCTGTTCAAATACCAATGGGAAGAAAGATTAGACAATCAATTGCTATAGAAAAAAAGAAAGCAGCTTTAAAAGCAGCTAGAGAAGCAGGTAGATAATGGCAAAATTAGCAAAAAGTTTTGTTGCTCATCAAAGTATACCTAAAAAGACTTCTCAAGCGTCTAAAAAACGTAAATGTAAAATGAGTTCAATGAATAAACACAAAAAAAGAAGTTTAAAATTTTATAACGGTCAAGGTAAGTAAGTTATGCCAGCAATCAGTCGTCAAGGTGATAGTTTAAGTACAGGACATATATGTACTGCTACAACAACACTTGATACACCTGGTCAATCAACTGTAAGAGCAAATAGTATATTAATTGCTAGAGTAGGCGATCCTACTGTATCACATCCATTTCCACCTTTACCACCGTGTGCCCCACATGTAGCAAATGTAAACGCAGGATCATCAACTGTTAGAGTTCATGGTATTGCTATAGCAAGAGTTGGGGATTCAACAGACGCTGGTGCTATGATAAGTGGAAGTTCTAACGTAAACGCAGGATAATTAGTATAAATATTAGTGTTATGCCAAGTTACGATGCCACAAATACAAACAACTCAAAAAGAGCAAATAGAATCTATAAAGATTTAGATTTAGATTTTGGTCGTAATGTTGTTAGTAATGATGTAAATAAATTAACAAATGTAGAGGCTGTAAAAAGAAGTGTTAGAAACTTAATACAAACTAATCACTTCGACAGACCTTTTCATCCTGAATTAGGATGTAATGTTCGTGCTATGTTATTTGAACCAGTTACACCATTAACTGCTTTGAATTTACAAAGACATGTAGGTGAAGTTTTAAAAAATTTTGAACCTAGAGTAAGAGTACAACAAATACTTGCTCGACCTGACTTGGATAGAAACGCATACGATTTAAGAATAAGTTTTTATGTAGTAGGACATCCTGATCCTGTAACAGTAGAAACTTTTTTAGAAAGATTAAGATAAAATGGCAAGTAATAAATTAGCAGTATCGGATTTAGATTTTGATAATATAAAATCTAACTTAAAAACATTTTTACAAAATCAACCAGAATTTTCAGACTATAATTTTGAAGGATCAGGTTTTGCTGTTCTTTTAGATTTATTAGCATATAATACACACTATCTAGGTTTCAATGCTAATATGTTAGCAAATGAAATGTATTTAGATTCAGCAGACATAAGAAAAAATATTGTGTCAATTGCTAAAATGTTAGGTTATACACCTACTTCGGCAAAATCACCTATAGCAGATATTTCTATTACTGTTAATAATGTGCCTACAAGTACAGCGTCAATCACAATGGCAAAAGGTACAGCGTTTGAAACAACAGTTGATGATGTAACTTATCAGTATCTAACAAATGCCGAAATTACAATTACACCTTCAGACGGTGTTTACACTTTTTCAAACGTAGATATTTTTGAAGGTACTTTAGTTTCATTTAGATATACAGTAGATAGTTCAGATCCTGACCAAAGATTTATTATACCTAGTGAATTGGCAGATATGACAACTTTAAAAGTACAAGTACAAAATTCATCTACTGATTCTACTACAAACACTTTTATTAAAACAACAGGATTAACTTCTATCAATTCAACATCAAAAGTTTACTTCTTACAAGAAAGTGAAGATGAAAGATATGAGATATATTTTGGCGACGGTGTATTAGGTAAAAAGTTAGATGATAGTAATATTGTAATATGTGAATACATAGTTACAAATAAAGAAGCTTCAAACGGTGCTTCATCATTTACATTATCAGGTAATATAGGCGGATTTACAGACGTTAGTATTACAACTAATTCAAGTTCACAAGGTGGTTCTGATCCTCAAACAAAAGAGTCAATTAGATTTAACGCACCTTTACAATATTCAAGGCAAGACAGAGCAGTTACAACAGGTGATTATGAAACTTTAGTAACTGAATTATATCCTAACGCACAAGCCGTTTCTGCTTGGGGTGGTGAAGATGATGAAAATCCAGTTTACGGTCAAGTTAAAATTGCTATTAAGGCTGCCTCTGGTTCTACATTAACTAATCAAACTAAAACTGATTTAGTGGCACAATTAAAAAAATATAATGTTGCTTCAGTAACACCTGTAATTGTTGATCCAGAAACAACAGATATTATATTAACAACAACTGCTAAGTTTGATGAAAAGGCAACCACAAAAAATGCTGATACAATTAAATCAAATATAATTACAAGTTTAGATAATTATAATACTGATACTTTACAAAAATTTGATAGTGTCTTTAGACATTCAAAAGTAGTTAAACAAATAGATGATACAGATACATCTATATTATCAAATGTAACTACTATTAAAGTTAGAAAATCTTTTACACCTACTTTAAGTACATCTACTAGATATGATGTTTATTTTAGAAATGGTATATTTAATCCACACTCAGGACACAAGTCGAGTATTGGTGGTGTAATTACTTCTTCAGGTTTTAAAGTAGATGGTGATACAACAAACATTTACTACTTAGATGATGATGGACAAGGTAATATTAGAAGATATTATTTTGTAGGTACAGTTAGAACATATGCTAATAACACACAAGGTACAGTTGATTACTCAACAGGTCAAATAACTATTAATTCTTTAAATGTATCTTCAATAGAAAATATTAGAGGAGCTTCTTCAACTATTGTAGAAATTACAGTAGAGCCTGCTTCAAATGATATTGTTCCTGTTAGAGATCAGATTTTAAATATAGATACAGCTAACTCTACAATTACAGTCGAAGCTGATACGTTTGTTGGAGGTTCTGCTAGCGCAGGTGTAGGTTATACAACAACAAGTAGTTATTAAAAATGGCAAAGTTCACTGACTTAATTTCAAATCTAGTTAACAGTCAGGCTCCTGACTTTGTTTTAGAGCAACATCCTAAATTTTTAGAATTTATAAAACAATATTATACTTTTATGGAAGCGGCAGAGCTATCCGTAACTAGTGTACAAACAACAGACGGTATATCATTAGAAACTGATACCTCTTTAGAAAATGAATTATTATTAGACGGTTCTAAATTAACATCTGAAAGAACACAAGAAGACGCTGGTGATAAAATACTTTTAGAAAGTTCTACTTATGGTAAATTTACTAGAGGTGAAACTATTACAGGTTCTACTACAAATGCTACGGCAACAGTTCTTACAGAGGATTTAAGTAATGGTAAATTATATATTTCATCACAAAATAAATTTAAAGATGGTGAAACTATAACAGGTAGTTCTTCTAGTGCTAGTGCTGTTATTAATAATTACAAACCTAATCCTGTTTCAACTATTCAACAACTTTTAGAATTTAGAGATCCAGATAAAGTTATTTCTAATTTCTTAACAAAGTTTAGAAATGAATTTTTAAATACTTTACCTGAAACTTTATTTTCTGAAATAGATAAAAGAAAATTAATTAAAAATATTAAATCTTTATATAGATCAAAAGGTACTGCTAGAGGACACGAAATATTTTTTAAAATGTTATTTGGGTTAAATTCTGAAACAATTTATCCTAAAGAACAAATGTTAAGAGCCTCAGATGGTCAATGGAATATTAAAAAAATATTAAGATGTGTTGTTACAACTGGCGCAACAGAAAATTTAATAGGTAGAACAATTACAGGTCAAACCTCTGGCGCAACTGCTATTATTGAAAACGTATTTAGATTTCAAATAGGTTCAAATGAAGTTTCTGAATTAATATTAAATGAAGATACTATCACTGGAACTTTTACTGCTGGCGAAGAAATTAGAGGCACACAATCAGATACATCAACAGAATTTATTAAAGCAACTGTTAGTGCTTTACCTTCAACATCAACTATATCAAATGATGGTGCCTTATATTCAACTGGTGATGTTATTACAGTTACAGGTGGTGGTGAGGCTGCTTCAATACAAGTAGGTGATGTAGGCTCAGGTGGTATAACTAGTTTTGTTATAGACGCAGGTGGTACAGGTTATGCTATTGGGGATGATATTAATTTTACTAATACAGGTGCTGGTGGAGGATCAGCTGAAGCAAAAGTTTCAGTTGTTAATGGTGGTTTTACACAAGAAGATTCAACATCAACTGTTGAGGATCATATTGTTTTAGAAGATGAAACAGTAAGAGGTGATCCATATACAGGAAATAAAATTGTACAAGAATCAGGATCAGGCAGTGAAGATATTACTGATATAAGAATTATCAACTCAGGTTCAAACTATACATCTTTACCTACTGTTGCTGTGTCAACAGATAGTGGTGGTTCAGGTGCTAGTGTATTTGCTTTCGGTGATCAAGTAGGCAGAGTTCAAAGTATTAATAAAATTGATCCAGGTATTAATTACCAAGATTCACCTTCACCACCTTCATTTACTTTTTTAACAAAAATTTTAGTAACTGATATTTCAGGTACATTTACAGAAAATGAAACTATTACAGGTATAGATTCATCTTCAACTGCTATTACGGCAACTTTTAAATCTTTAAATACTAATACTCAAATAATGACTTTATCTTCGGCAAGTGGAACATTTGCTGTTGATACTACATTAACAGGTGGAACTTCAGGCAAAACTGCTATTGTTAAAATAGTAGATACAGCAACTGCTTCAACAACTGTTGCTACAATCATTGATACTGATGGAAGTTATTTAAATGAGGATGGTCATGTTTCAGAATTAACAATGAAAGTACAAGATAGTTTATACTACCAAGATTTTTCATATGTAATTAAAGTTGGTAGATCAATAAATGACTGGCGAGATTCATTTAAAAAGACAATGCACGGTGCTGGTTTTTACTTTACAGGACAAGTTGATAGTGTTAATAGAATAAATGCTAGACTTAAATCTATAACAGGTCTAAATTCAAGTATATCTTATGATGGACCTGCTCTAGTAATCAATACATTATTCTCTACAATTTTAGGTAGTAGATTAGGTACTGAAACAGATGGTACATCCGTAAGAGCAAATAAAAATTTAGGTGTTGGTGCTGATTTAAATGATAGTACAAGTGATCACTTTACAGCAAACACTAGAGATAGAACATTAACTCAAAGAATTACGTTAAAATTAAGCGAATACAAAGAATTTCCTGTTGCTATTAGAAATAACTCTACTAAATTTGGTATTCCTGTGGCAGGACCTACATTTAAGAGTTTAGGTAAGTTTATGCTAGGGGGAAACTTTAGTAATAGAACAAATATAAGTAGTATCAACGCATTAAGATTAGGTGGTACGTTTAATACAAGTGTTAATGGTTTATCAAATAGAATAAGTGATTTTACATTTAAGTTAAAAACTAATTATGCTATACCATCAGAAATTGGTTTATTACAAGAAGATACTTTTGATGAAAACCAAACATTCTTTGACGCAACAGATGTAACTTTTGATGCTGGATAATAGAAGAACGTTATAAATATGAGTATAAATAGTAATATGATAAAGTTGGTTGTTTTAAAAAATGAAGAAATTTTAAAACAAGGTGAAGATTTTACTTTTGAAGGCGATAATATAATCTTAAAAACACCTTTACAACCAAACGAAAAATTATCAGTAAGAAAATTAGAGGAAGATAATGGGTAGACAAGTAATTCAGATAGGAACAACTGCCAATGACGGAACGGGTACTACGCTTCGTGCTGGTGGTGATCTAATCAACGAAAACTTTAACGAAATTTACAGTGCTTTAGGTGATGGTTCTACTGTCGCATTTACAATATCAGGTGTAACTAACGGTCAAACTTTAATTTATAATTCATCTAATGGTTTATTTGAGCCAGGAGACGCAGGTGGTTTCACAATCGCAGGTGACGGTGGTGATAATCAATCAATAGTTTCTGGTAATACATTAACTGTGGCAGGTGGTACAGGTATTACAACAACAGGTGTTAATACAGATAGATTATCTATTGCTGTTGACGCCACAATTGCTACATTAACAGGTTCACAAACATTAACAAATAAAACATTAACAGCACCAGTTTTAAATGGTGCGTTAAGTGGTACAGGCTTTTTAGATGAAGATAACTTTGCTTCAGATTCAGCAACTGCTGCTGCTTCTCAACAATCTATTAAGGCATATATTGCCACACAAGTTTCAAGTGTTACAGGTGCCAGTACAACTACATTTACAAATAAAACTTTTGATGCTGACGGTACAGGTAACAGTATAACAAATATTGAAAACGCAGATATTAAGGCAGCTGCTGCCATTGCGTTTAGTAAAATGGAAAATTTGACTGCTAGTAGAGCATTAGCTTCAGATTCAAACGGAGATGTATCCGTAACTTCCGTAACAACAACAGAATTAGGTTATCTAAGTGGGGTAACCTCATCAATACAAGATCAATTAAATGCTGCTGGATTAGCATTTGCAATTGCTTTAGGAGGAGAATAATAAATGGCTAATAACTTTTCAGATACTTCATCAGCGATTACAAGCAATTCGTTGACAGATGTTTTTACTGCTACAGCGAAGTCTTTAGTGATTGCTGGAACAGTTGCTAATACTTCAAGCACAACGTCTGTGAACATAAAAATTGCTAAGATGGACGCTACGACAAGTACAACTTTTACAATAGTGGAAAATGCTCCACTAGTTGTAGGATCTGCTTTCAAAATACCGAAAATCGTACTTCAAACAAACGATAAAGTACAAGTACAATCGGATAATGCTAGTGGATTAGTAACAGTCGCTTTACAATTATTAACAGATGTAAGTTAAGGATATAAATGAGTTACATAGGACAAATACCTGCTACAACGTTTTTACAAAAACAAAGTCAGTCGTTTACACCTGACGGATCAACTACGTCTTTTTCTTTAGATCATTCAGTTACAAACGAAAAAGATTTATTGGTTGTAGTTAATAACGTTATACAAGAACCTGGTTCTGGCAAAGCTTATACTGCTTCTGCTAATACTTTATTAATGTCAGCGGCACCTGCTTCAGGCGATACTATGTATTGTTATTACTTAGGATTTACAGTAGGTACAATTAATACACCTGACGGTTCAGTTACAAAAGCAAAAACAAACTTTATTACAGATACATCTACAGCAGGTGTAACATCACAAGGTAGTGGTTCACAAGCTGGTCAAATTCAGCTAAACTGCTCTGCTAATAGTCATGGTATAAAATTAGAATCGCCACCTCATGCTGTATCACAATCTTATACATTAATTTTTCCAGAAAATAATGTGGCAGCTGGCACAGTTTTGGCAGTTGATTCAATTTCAGGTTCAGGTACAACAGCAACAGGTACTATGAAGTTTGATAAAATAAATGCTCCAGCTTTTTCTGCTTCTAAATCAGGTCAAACAACTGGTCAATCAGACAATACTTGGACAAAAATTACTTATGATACAGAAAATTTAGATAGTGATGGAAAATTTGCTTCAGATAGATTTACTCCAACAGTATCAGGAAAATATTATATTGAAGTAAATGCTACTGGTGGAACATCAAGTGCTTCATCAATAACTTCATTGGCAATAGCTATCTATAAAAATGGTTCAGCTATTGACTATACAACTAATACACACAAAGCAGAACAAGAATTAGAGTTAATGATGCAATCAACTTCAATTATAGTTGATTTAGATACTGATGATTATGTTGAAGCATATATAAAAATAGATTTTTCAACAGGAACTGGCAGAATAACAACATCACAATTTAGTGGGTACAAATTAAACGTATAGGAATAAAAAATGGCATTAAGTAAAATTAGTTTATCAGGAAACGCAGTAGAAAATGCTCTACCAGTTACATTAGGTGGTACAACGGTAACGTCTGCCTCTGATATAGGTAACCTTAGAAAAATTGCTACTGCTTCTGCTACTGCTCAATCTGGAATAGGTTCTATTCAAATAACTTTACCTGAAACATATAAATCTTTTTTATTAGAATTTAGTGCTAAACCTGAAACAGATAACGCACACTTAACTTGTACTGTTTCAACAGATGGTTCAAGTTTTCATAATTCAAGTAATAACTATAAGTATGGTTATCAACACATTTATGCTGATGGCACAGCACATGACGTAATTTATTCTAATGGTGCTACTTCGGTAGAAATGTCAAAAGACGCTGGTAATAATACTGATAATGCTGAAAGTTGGAATATTATCATGCGTTTAAGACCTATTGACACTGAGTCAAGTGTTAAACAATCAAATAATTGGACTTGGGAAGGTTGTAGATTTGATGGTAGTAACAATTTTAGAGAAATTAGAGGCAGTGCTAGTTTAGAGGCAACTTATGTTTTAAAAATGAATAAGATTAGTATTGCTCCTAACACTGGAAATTTTGAAGATTACTTTTATACTTTATGGGGGTACTACGATGGCTAGATTTAAAATAGTAGATGGTGTAAAAATTGCTTACACAGCACAGGAAGAAGCTGCTAGAGACGCTGAAGAGACTGCTTGGGCTAACGGCAAGAACGATAGAACAATGGCAAATATAAGAGTAAAAAGAGATCAGTTATTAAAAGAAACTGATTGGGAAATAATAAAGGCAGCTGACAGAGGTACAGGTGTACAACAAAATTTAAAAGATTACAGACAGGCATTAAGAGATTTGCCTAGTAATTACACAACAACTGACGGTAAAACTTTAGAAGAAAATTTAAGTAATCTAAATTTACCTACAAAAGGATAATAAGGAGAAACAAAAATGGCAAGTTTAGCAACAAAAGTTAAATTGTATTTAGTAGCTAATTCAAAAACTTGGGATAGTGAACAAGAAAATATTGCTTTACAAAATGATGGTTCTGGAGATTACATTAAATCTTGGAACGTATCTGGTTTAGCACAACCATCTGATTCACAAATCGCTAGTTATGAAGCTGCTGGTAATACAGAGGAAACTAATAATGGTGTAAAAAGTACAAGAAAAGCTGCTTACGGTAATATTGGTGACCAGTTGGATGAAATCTATAAAGATATTGACGCTTGGAAAACAAGAATCAAAGCTGTTAAAGACGCAAATCCAAAAAGTTAATTAAAAAAATAGATATAAATAATTAAGATGTCTTATATAGGAAAACAACCAGTAATAGGAAACTTTACAAAGTTAGATGATTTGTCTTTTGACGGATCAACTCAGGCATTTACAATGCAATCTGGCGGCGAAAGTGTAATTCCTCTGAATGAGCAAAACATGTTGGTTACAATTTCTGGCGTAGTTCAGGAACCCAACAGCGCTTATACTGTATCTGGTTCAACAATTACATTTACAGGTGCTCCTGAAAGTACGGATTCTTTTTACGGTATCGTTTACGGAAACGTATTAGATATAGGTACACCTTCGGATGCTACTATTACGACTGCTAAATTAGCTTCGTCATGGTATCATAAAAACAATCAGACATTAACAAGTATTTCTATATCAAGTTCAGAAAATGCTTTATTGGCTGGTCCTATAACAGTCAGCGGAACAATAACAGTGCCTTCGGGCTCAACAATAACAATAGTTTAATATGAGTTCAATAACAGTAAATACAATCGAACCAGTAGGATCAACACTTACAGTTGGCTCTGCTACTGATACAGTTACAGTTCCAACAGGAGCTACTATATCTGGTGCTATATCAATG